TGATGGACTTCTCAGCCGCTGGGGAAATCCCCAAGCCCCCCTCATGGATGGACACCCTTGCGAAGCGCGAATACAAACGCATCGTTGAATCCCTATCTGACCTCGACCTACTCAAGGCGGTTGATGTGGCTGTTCTCGCGTCCTACGCCACCGCCTACTCCCGCTGGATAACAGCGGAGAAGCAAATCGCAGAACAAGGCACTGTCATCTCTGTTTCCGGCTCAACCGGCCAGACCAAGCTGGTGAAGAATCCTGCTTTGACCGTTGGTTCCGACGCACAGAAGCAAATGCTACGTGCCGGTTCTTTGCTTGGGCTTAACCCTGCTGACCGCAACCGGCTAAACGCGGCACCCAAACAAATTGCCAACCCATTCACCGCATTAATGGATGACACCAATTTAGACGACTGACCGAAATGAAAGACTACGCAACCATCGCCAAACAATACGCGATGGATGTGGTCGCCGGTCGTATCCCTAACTGTCAGTGGGTCATCAAGGCTTGCCAGCGTCACCTCGACGACCTCACGAAGGTCGAAGACCAAGAGTATCCCTATCGCTTCAGTCCTAAGCGGGCTGCGAAGGTCTGCAAATTCGCTGAGATGCTGCCCATCACGGGACGCTCTGCACGAGTGGGCAACACTCTTAAACTTCAGCCGTGGCAAGTTTTCATCCTCTCCTGCGTATTCGGGTGGGTTGAAAAGGCTACTGGCTTCCGCCGTTTCACTACGGCGCTGGTTTTCGTCCCCCGCAAAAATGGAAAGTCATTTCTCAGCGCCGTCGTCGGCCTGTACTGCCTCCTCATGGATGGCGAACAACAGGCAGAAGTCTATTGCGCTGCCACCACCGAATCTCAGGCGTTAAAGGTCTGGAGCCCGGCTGCTCAAATGATTCGCCGGTCCGCTCTCAAGACAATAGGTGTGAAGGTGTCGAAAGATGCCATCACTGTTCCTTCAACCGAATCCAAGATGACCACTGTCATCGGTCAGCCTCTCGACGGTGATAACCCGTCTTGCGTCCTTGCAGATGAAGCTCACCAGTGGGCTAACGACCGTGTAATCGAAGCTATGCAAACGGGCATGGGCGAACGTCCCCAGCCGCTAATGTGGGTGACCACAACCGCTGGTCTTCATCTCGATTCACCGGCCAAGCTATTTCAAGATGAGTTGCAGGATGTCCTGAACAAAATCAAGGTCAACGACCGGCTCTTCGGCGTTGTCTACGGTCTCGATGCAGATGACGACTACCTGACCGATGCAGCCATCTACAAAGCTAATCCCAACGCTGGCATCTCAGTACGCGTTGAGTTCATCCGCCAGCAGCAAGCTGAATCCAAGTCATCGCCACGTAAAGCATCGTCCGTAAAGACGAAACACTTCAACATCTGGTGCTCTTCCGCCTCGGAGTGGATACAGGCTACACAGTGGAACGCATGCGCGGACGCGACGATGAAGTTGGAAGACTTCGCTGGTGAACCGTGCATTGCCTCATTCGACCTTGCGTTTACTACAGACCTCACCGCATACGTCTTAATGTTCAAACGCGACGTCGATGGCAAAGACCACTATTACCTTTTCTCTTGGTTTTATCTGCCTTCGGTGAAGGTGGAAGACCCAACCAACACGCATTATCGTGTATGGGCTGCAAACGGTCATCTGATTTCAACCCCCGGCGCTGTCAACACCCATGAAGGTTTGCAAGAGCAAATCCTTAACGATGCTGAACGTTTTGAAGTACGCGAAGTCGCACACGACCCTCACCGTGCGTTCAAGTTGGTTGCTGACCTAATCGACCGTGGCCTTACCTGCGTGAAGGTGGAACAGGGCTGGCGTGGGATGTCCGAACCGATGAAGGGTCTTCAGGCGCTCGTTGAAGACGGATGTCTCCATCACTCGGACAACCCGGTCATGAACTGGTGTATATCCAACACCATCGCCGTCGCCATCAAGGGCGACAACATCATCCCTGACAAAGCGACTAACGACAAAAAGATAGACGGCACCGACGCCGCCATTATGGCTCTGGCGCGGGCACAGTTCTTGCAACTAACTCCACCAGCCCTAGCTGGAATTGAAATTTGGTAATTCTCGTTTGGAAATCTTCTCCTCAATCCGCGCCTTGGTCGCTGACCGAGGAGATGGCCTCACACGCCTTGAACTTCGCACCCAGCCGACGCTAAACACTCCATCTGTTCCGCTAGGTGGCGTCGGTTTCGAGTGGGCTTATGAGATGTCCGCCGGGAACTCCACTGTCTCTGGCGAAGCCATCAACAACGAAACAGCGATGCGGGTTGTCACTGTGTATGCGTGCATTCGCGTTCTGTCGCAGGCGGTCGCCTCACTGCCTCTATCTATCTTCGAGAAGACGAAAAACGGAAGCGTAGAAGCAAACAATCACGCACTCTACTACCTGCTCTCGACGGAACCCAACGTGGAGATGGACAGGCACAAATTTTGGACTGCTATCCTCACCGCCCTCCTGCTGACGGGTAACGCTTACGTCAAAATATCCCGCAACGCCGCTGGACAAGTAAGCGAGTTGTATCCGCTGCTGCCCACCATCACCGAACCCTACCGTCTCCCGAATGGTGTTCTCGCTTATCGCACCCAACAGGGTCAAAGCAACGGAACATGGAAGACGCTAGACGCGGATGATGTTTGTCATTTCGCGTTGATGTCGCTAGACGGCTTGAAAGGGCTATCACCCATCCAGCAAGCCCGCGAAGCTCTCGGCCTTGCTCGTGCAGCAGAGAAAGCTGGCGCGAAGCTTTTTGGTAACGGCTCCCGCCCCGGTGGAATCCTAAACGTTCCCGCCGACCTCAAGCCGGAACAAAAAGAATCGGCGAAGAAGTCGTGGGAGATGACCCACGGTGGCTCGAACCAAGGTGGAACCGCCATTCTACCCGATGGCTGGAAATATCAGCCGCTTGCTCTGTCCCCGCAGGACTCCCAATTTATCCAGACCCGCGCTATGCAGCGCACAGAGATTTGTGCGCTCTACGGCGTTCCTCCAAACATGGCCGGGGACACGACGCGCCTCTCCAATAACAACCACGAACAGTCATCTTTGGACTTCGTGACGAATACTTTACGTCCGCTGCTCTCCATATTGGAAGGCGAGTTGAACCGCAAGCTGATTACGCAGGTAGGCCGCAAGGCCGATGCATACTTCATTCGCTTTGATATTTCAGAACGCCTACGTGGTGACTTCGCGACACAGATGCAAGGCTTTGCGCTCGGCAAACAGAACGGTTGGTATAGCGCCAACGATGTACGCCGGAAGCTAGGCGAGAACACCATTCCGGATGCTTCTGCTGACGTATACGTGACCGCTGTGAACCTCGCCAATAGCGACCAGCTATTAGCGCAGGCGAAGACCGAAAACATTGACGAACAGCCTCTAAATGACGGCTCTCAGGATACTAATGACCCCACAACCCAACCCTAACCGCGAATATCGGTCTTCACTCATCCGCGATATTCGCGTGGCCACCAACGACGATGGTTCACACGTTGTCTCCGGTTACGCGATTCTCTTCAACTCTTTGTCCTGCGACTTAGGTGGTTTCAAAGAAACAATCGCCCCCGGCGCTCTCACACGAACGCTTACAGAGAACCCCGACGTCTTGTGTCTCCGTGACCACGCGCCGGAGTTGCTACTAGGCCGCACAACATCTGGCACACTCACCCTTGCCGAAGACAACGTCGGCTTACAGTTCTCCTGCCAGTTGCCTAATACCTCGGTGGCCAACGACCTCGCGGAATCACTCAAGCGCGGCGACATCGATTCATGCTCATTCGGCTTCAACTGCGTGAACGATACATGGACGCAGGACGCGGAAGGCAATGTCATTCGCTGTCTTCTCGACCTCGACCTATTTGAAGTGTCTGTCGTTTCATTTCCGGCCTATGCGGACACCTCAGCCGCATTGCGCTCAGCTTCTCTGGAGATTCGGTCTTGCATCGAGTCCCGGAATGCACCACCCCCTGTTGTAGAACCCCCCTGTAACACCCAAGCTGAACAGCGCCAGAGGTTGACTCTGCGTCACCGTTGGCTTTCGCTGAACAGCTAACCCCGCCCCACAAAATCCCAAACGAAAACACCTCCCTGCACAGGGGGGAAGGAACAACTATGTCCATTTCCGCATTTACCGAAAAACGCAACAAGTTGATGGCCGACTCCGGCGTCATCCTTGCCAACGCTGACTCCACACCCGAGCAGCTTGCTTCAGCAGAAACAATGATGAGCGAAGCTACCGGTTTGGAGAAGCGCATCGCCTCCCTCAAGGCTATCGAAGCTCATGAGAAGGAACAGCGTGAGTTCGTCCCCGCCGAGCGTCCCACTGCTCAGCAAACCACTGTTGACCAGCGTTCACGCATGGCCGATGGTCTACGCTCGTACCTGAAGAGCAACACTGTCCCTTCCGAATATCGTGACGTGCTCACCACGACTTCTTCTGGCGCTGCTGTCATCCCACAGTTGTTCAATCCGGAACTCGTGACGGCTCTTCGCGACTTCGCTCCCATCCTCGAAATGGTTGATAACCGCGTGACTGACAACAACGGTGCCCCTCAGAAGATGTCTCTGGTCAACTACACCAGCACAGTGCTTCCGTTGGTGACCGAAGGCACGGCGTTCCCGGAAATCGACCCGGCGTTCACGTCCACCATCGTGTCCGTTGACAAGTTGGGTGGCATCGTCAAACTGAGCGCTGAAGAACTGGCTGACTCGGCGTTTGACCTTCCCGGTTGGTTGAAGGCTCAGTGGGCGAACGTCGTTGGTGTGTCTCTCGAAAACTATTGCACGAACGGTAACGGCTCCAACATTGCAGGCTTCCTCACACTGGCCGGTAACGGTGGAACGAGCGCCACTTCGGGTGCAATCGCTTATCCCGACATCGCCGCGCTGTACGGCTCGGTGACCGCTGCTTACGCACGTAATGGTGTTTGGCAGATGGCTACCTCAACTCGCGCATACCTGATGGGACTGACGGCAACAACCGGCACTCCTATCTTCGATGCGAACCCGGCTGGCTCACCGTTCTCGACCATCTTTGGTCGCCCGGTTGTCATCAACGATTCGCTTCCAACTGTTGCCGCTGGTCACAAGGCCATCATCTTTGGCGATATGAAGCTGGGCTACCTGCTCCGCACGGACGGTTTGCCGACAATCAAGCGCCTTGATGAGCGTTACGCAGACACCGACGAAGTTGGTTTCATCATCCGCACACGCGTTGGTGGTGTCTCCAAGAACGCTGGTATCTCGCCGTTCAATGCTCTCACCATCCACGCCTAACCCATGAGACGGGGCAGGGAAGCCTGCCCCTCTTTAGGACACCTATGCAAGTCAAAATCAAAACTCCCATCGTCGGGAGCGGACAGTGCCTCGTTCGAAATCAGGTCTATGACCTCAGCGAACGTCAGGCAAAGGAACTCATCGCCGTTGGTTTTGCCATCGCCTGCGATGCTTCCATCGAATCCGCTATCCCTGCAAAGAAGCGTGACACCGCTACCCGCAAGCCCTCCGAACTCCGATAGGAAACATCGTGCTTAATTATCAACTCCTCACGCCCCCAGCTATCGAGCCGGTAACGCTTGAACAAGCTAAGACGCAGCTACGGGTTGATTTCAGTCAGGACGACAGCCTCATCACCGCTCTCATTTCTGTTGCTCGTGAATATGTAGAACAGAACCTCAACCGCGCCATCTACAACCAGACCTATGTGCTGTCGCTTGACCAGTTCA